ATGAATGTATCTTAGCAATTAAAGCATTGGCTATAAAGTACCCTAATGATATGATTCTAGGCAATGCGGTTAGGTCATTCCTAAGGTCAATAACCAAAGATAAAGCTAATGAATTATATTTTGACCAAAATGATGGTGAAAATAATTAAGTAAAAATTTGTTTTATTGAAAAGTATTACATATATTTGTTATCTCAATAATTAATTAACAATTAGAATTATGGTAAAAGTAACAAACAACGGATATGTTTAGAAATATAGCTGGTGTATGTGTAAAATCTAGTGAGACTTATAGTATACCAAACATAATGTTATACAAAGAAAAGTAATAAACACAAAAAAGCCCTAACTTTCGTTAAGGCTTTAGTGTTATATTTTATAAAGATATTACTATCTTAATTCATCAATGTTAAAGTGAGGAATACCATCACATCTTACGTGTCCGTAGAATCTGTTGTTTACCACTTTCTTAGCATAACGAGTCATAATACCCTTCACTGGAGCGAAGTTAAACGGGTTATACATTGTAGGTGTCAATTGTAATGGCACATATGGAGCATAAATATACCCTGTGTCAAGTAAAGACTTACCTTTATGACCGATAATCATAGAATACCATGGAGAATACGGGTCAGCGTATACTTGGAATCTACCACCAAGAGAACCGATACGTTCGATACCCATGTTATATTGGTCTTGCTCTGGAGAAGCATCACTTACGTGGAAGTACTCCAAATCATTAAATACAGCTGAAATTTCAGAAGAAACAACGATGTAGTTTGCACCACCTCTTAATGTCGCCTTGTGTATTTGCGCTGATAATTGGTTAACTTTAGTGATTAAAGTTTGGTTCCAATCCTTCTGTGTATAAGCGTTAGACGCTTGAGAAGATTTTCTCCATCCGTTATAATCCCATCTAAGAGTCCAAGCAGCAGCTTTTCTAAGGTCTCTCAAGATTTCTCTATCAATCTCAGCAGCAACTTGCTCCGATAACATAGCCGTTAATTCAGCCTCAGCATCAATGTTGTGGAATGCACTAACATCTTGCGCTAATTCTGGTGACCATGTAGCTCTTAATTTTCTTTCTTCAACTGAAACAACAACTTCATCAAGTTTGAAAGAAACCTCTCCCATTTCTGTTTCTAATTCAAGAGATGCATAAGTAGCCCATGAAGCATCAAATGCTGTCGTTGCATAAGTAGTAGCTGTTGACCCAACGTAACCGTCGAATGTAGCTGTACCGTTTTGAGCAACTGGGTGACTCATATCTAATTCTATATATAACTCACCAGCATCATCACAGATATCGTCATATTGAACGATTCCTTTACCATACTTTTGAGTAACTAATCTAAATGGTACCTCACCAGTAGCAGCAACAATTACGTTACCATCTGGGTCAGTAAGAGCCAATGCAGATGTAACTTTCAATGAAGCAAGGAAACTTTCCGTGTCCATTTCATTTCCATCTGGTCCTGTTAATCTACCTTTATTTAAAGAAGTAAATCCAGAGATTCTTAACATTATTGTTCTAATTGAACCATCAGTAGATGCAGCTGGTGTTCCGTTTTCTGAGAAGTTTCCTCCAGAATCCATCGCAACAGGTATACCATCAACAATTGTAATTGTTGCAGTTCCTTTAGAGTTATCGAATAATCCATCATTATAATAGATATCGTATAAGTTTTTAGCTTCATACTTAGTTACAGTACACAGTGCATTAACACAGTCTGGAAGTTGGTCACCCATTCCAGTATGTGCAGAAAATATTGCATCAGAATGTACGTTACCTGGGTTACCAGCTGAATCAACTCTTGATGAAGTAACTGGTACGAAGAAGAACAACTTACCAATTGGCATGTTCATAGCTTGTACAGAAACGATATCGTTTGCTAATAACTTAGAGAATACTCTTCTTACGATTGGGAATACAACTGTTTCGAAAGAACCAGATGAATCAGCCGCAGAAGTAGCTTCATTTAATAGGTAAGAAGCTTCGTTCTCATATAACTGAGCGATGTTCTCCTTAACATGACCTTTAAGACCTTCTAAGAATCCTAAAGAGTTCCACTTTTGTTGGGTTTGTTGACGGATAGCCTTCATGTGGTTCAATCCGATGTTTCCAATTTGCCCAGAATTTAATAATTGTGAATTTGACATTTTTATTTTTATTTTTTTTTATTTTATTAATACTTGTCCTTGTTCTCTACACGAGAAATAAGGTCCATTATTCTTTTAGTGTCCTTGTCTACATATGCAGTATTTTCATTTAACCTTGAAGTACTACTTGATGTTTCCTTGGAGAATTTCCCTTCTACTGATTCAGCGATAGGTTGTTTATTACCTAATTCCTTTTCAATAGACTTGAATAGTCTTTTTGACTCTTGAATGTTTGATACTTCATCATCGAATCTTTCGATAATGTTTCTCTTTTCATCCTTAGTTGTAGAGTGCTCAGTAAATAATCTAGTTACATTTGTAAGATTAGTATTGAATACAACGACTTTTCCTAGCATCTTTCTTTGCTCTACTAAAGTTTCTGCCATTTGACTAGCTCTACCTTTAAGTGCTTTAGCTTCTTTTAAAAGCTTATCATAATCTGCTTTAGATACGAACTTAGATTCAGTAGTAACGTTTGGGGCTTTAACTTTATTAGCTTTTCCACCAGCACCTTCGATTTCAGTTTTCTTTGTAGTAACATTTCTGCCTTTACCTACTTGGATTTTTTCATCGACAGCTTCTTCGTTAACATCATCTTCGTTGATTTCGTCTTCGTTTACATTTTCATCTTCCATTATATGTGCTCCGTGAGAATCACCAGTTCCGTTTTGACCTTTATCGTCAAAACCACCTTCAAGATTATCACCAGCCCAATTGTCATCATTTTCATTTCCGACAGGTGCGCTAACACTTTCAATGTTTTCCATTTCATCTATTGCAATTTCATATACAACTTGAGATTCATTCATATCATAACTTTCTTCGTAAGTTTCTTCCTCTTCATCTTCCGCTTCTACTTCCCCACCATCGGTAAGTTCGTATTCCGCTTCCGCTTCTGGTTCAGCTCCCATCTCTGGCTCCATTCCCATTTCTGGTTCAAGTTCCATCTCTGGTTCCATTCCCATTTCTGGTTCAAGTCCCATTTCTAGTTCTGCTTCAACACCACCGTTAGATTCACCCGTTTTAATTACAAACTCTCCTGGCTCATTAACAGTTAACTCGATATCTCCAGCTTCATTACTTACGATTTGAATTTCATCATCACCAGTCAACTTCTTGTAAACTGCAATAACGTCATCATCTGATGCGGTTGTCATATCCATCTCGTCACCCATCGACACCTCAGCGTCCATTCCTAATTCTTCGTCGCCCATTTCTAAGCCACCTTCTTCGGGTTCTCCCATTTCTAATTCACCTTCCATATCTGCACCGTCTACATCAACTGAATCTACATCTATAGGTGCCTCAGCATCTACATCTATTTCTACAGCATCTACAGCATCTACATCTATAGGTTCAACATCTTCTTCTTCAAACTCATTAAGAGATTCTTTCACTAGTTCATCAATTTCTTCTTTCGCAATCGAACGAAGTATTTCTTTTGTGTTGGCGTTTAAAGTTTCTTGGATTCGTTTTGCGTCCAGTACCGCTTCATCAATAATTGATTTTTTCTTTTCAGCCATTTTCTTTTTGTTTTATTTTTAAAGTTTTATCTTTTTTTAGTATACCCAATAAAGGGCATTTGATAATAAATATAATCTATTTTCCATAAAAGCAAGTTTACAGTAAAATAAACTCATTTTTTGGTTAATTTTTTTTAATCTAATAAGAATCTATCTAAGTCATCATCTAGTGACTTACCTTCCATTATTTTGGATTCCATAAAAGGGGCTGCTTCATTTTTGTTACCAAAAATCCAAGAACCTGGTGTTGATGGTGCCGTAACAACATCCCAACCAATCAACTCAAAGTCATCTTGAACGATTGCATTTCCTTCGTAATCTTCTTCAAGTGTACCCACACCTCTAGATGACACTCCAATTCTCCAACCATGTCTAAGCATGTTAGCAACCTCATCACCCTTGGTAGAGCAAATACCCATGTTTATAAATCCTAATGTTGTATTGATTTGCATTTCTCCCATTAGAGTTCTACCTTCCCACCATATTCTAGTGATATTGTGAGATACTCTGTCACCAGCTATAATGGATGACTCTGGGTGGTCTAATTCACCTAATGCAGACTTGTTCTTGATTAATTCGTTGTAAGCCTCAGCTTGAGCCTTAAGTATTCTCTCTGGGTAGATTCTACCATTTCTATTCTTAACTCCCCATTTCTGTAAAACTACAGTAACTATTAATGGTTCTATCATTGGGATTTCCCCAGCAGCTAATTTTTTAACCTCATTTACGAACTTCTCATTTCGTGAATCGTTAGGGTCAATGAATCCAGCATCATGTTCAATCATTAGCATTGGTTCACCCAATGTATTATTTTTATTTAATTTTAAATTATCCATTATATTTCCATTTAAAACCACCAGCGGTTTTTTTCCTACCATTACAAACATCTGAGATTGTGCAACGATTTATTTTTAAGGTTTTAGATGCGATAGTAATACCATCCCATTTGTCTATTATATTCCCATCTAAATCTAATTGTATTACGGGTCTATATTTTTTACTACTTTCTTTTCTTATTTTCCCGTACATAGAATTACCCACACCACTTCGTTGTCTAGACATTTTTTCTTTTGTTTTATCGGTGTGTTTTTTACCAGTTGACCCTATACTCATCTTAAGTTTAGCTTCTTCACTAAATACCCTACCTTTAAGTGTATCTGATATTTTCTTATTAACAACGGAACCTAGATTCCCACCAACACCACCATTGGCAAGATTAGTTAAATTAAAACCCCAACCTTTAAATAAGTCAATCCAGTGTTGCTCCCAAAAACCCCAATTATTATTTGGTACTTCATCTATAACATCAATTAATGGTTCATAACCATCCTTGATTAATGATTTAATCCAATTATTTTTATGTGTAATTGAGTTATTTGATTTTCTAATATGGTCAACTAATCGCTTATTGGGATTATCAGATTTACCAACATACCTTATATTACCGTTTCTAGGGTCAGTTAATACATAAATAAATGTATTACCAACATCACCAGCCTTTAGTAATTTAATATCTTCATTTAATCTGCTTGACATATTCTATAGATTTTAATTATAAATACATCACAGCCCATAAAAAAACCGAATCTATATTGGATTCGGTTTCTTATTTAATTAGTTCTTCTTCTTATAAAATTCGAAGTGTTCGTCTTTATCGAATACATCTTCTATTAGTTTATCGGTCAATTGCATCATGGACCTCTTTAATTCATCGGACATTAATATCTTCCTATTCCTTACATTTTGATATAGAGTAACCTCACAACTCATGTAGCTTCTTTTACCATAACCAATTCCAGATTCTCGCATATCTAAATCTATAATGGTTCTATGTGCGTTATACACCATTGGTAGGGACTTATAAATATATTGCTTGACCTTTTTCTTTAATCCACTAATAACACTTACGTAATGTTCTGCATCTTCGTTGGTTGGCTCACCCCATGCTGAGATGTTAATGTAAACACTTGTTGGGTTTTTGGAATCTACTGTTCCCGAAACAACTTTATAATCTTTATAAGTCTTTCCCATTTTAATTTCTTTTCCTTTTTTTATCATACCTGGCATTTTCTGTTAAGTATAAGGAAAATATTTGGATAAGTCAAATTTATTTCTTAACTCTACCTATCGATACAACTGAGTTGATTTCTGGATAATACTTAGACTTCCAGTTTACGCTGATATACTCACCAGTGACACTTATAATGTCACACACGAAGGAATCAAACCCACCATCTTTATCTAATATATTACTAGTCTCTGAAATTATACCCTCAGCATGTTCATCTGGGATAAATTCCGACCACTTCTTACCAACACAAACACCCTCACCATATCCAGTTACGGTTTTCCAATCACCATTAACGGCAATAAATGTTTTATCAACTGGGTGCGTTATACAACGTATAACATAATCATTGTGTTTCTTAGAAACCTTATCAATAAACTCCAATTGCTTTAACTCCAATTTGGCTATTGTAAGTTGTAAGTTGTTAGTTATTTCTTTTTGCATTTATCTGTTATTTCAATTACTTTATCATCTATGTGAGACTTTATCACCCTAACGAATTGGGTATTATCTTCTGACCTAGATTTGATTACTTCTTGTAATCCTTTTGAAGCATCTGATAATAATGGTAAGATCTCTCTCAATTCATTCACTCTTGCTAATTGTTCTCCCTCCAACTTATCAACTAATTCTTTTTTTTCTATTTGTACACTTTTAAGCCATAACCACATAACATAGAATGTAGCACCAGCACCACCGAATATTTGGACTAATGATTCTAATTCCATAATATTTATTACTTATCTCCTAATGCTCTATTTAAGTCTAAAAGTTTACTGATATCATCAACAAACGTTTCAGCTACAAATGAACCATTAAGTAACTTATCTTTAACATCTAACAATTTTTCTTTATTGGTAGACACTTTTAATTTTTCATTAATTAATGAAATACAACCCTGTAATGTTTCAGTATAAACTTCTTGTCTAGCCTCGTCATTGTTATTATCTAAAATAACATTAAGAACCCTATGTTCACCTTCGGTTAAATCGGCATACTTCTCATTGAACTTATCAACAGATAAGTTAACTAAAAGGCTGTTAGGGATTACGTCAGTTGATTCCACTATTACCTTTTCTTCATTTTCATTGATATACTTAATAACAGATAATCTACTACTAGTTATTTCTTTAACAGTAGATGGTGTTGGTTTAGTAAATATTAATGTTGATATAGCTTCGTGTAAATCATTGTTTGGGTATTCTGAATTTAATCTTTCAGATACCATTTGAGACATGTTAATCAACTTAGTGTTTTCTGCATCAATCTCTTCTTTTGAAAACTCCTTCAATATGTTGATGTTCTCTGTTATAAATAGATTTGCCGAGAATGCAAATCTATCAACTTTATTCTCGATATTATTATAAATTAAAAATTGAGTCTTGAGTATTTTACTCTCACTCATACCCTTAATAAATCTTTTAACAATTGTTTTCTTTTCTGCATTTTTATCTACTATGAATTCAGAAAGGATTTCATTAAATGCATTTTTTATTTTACCGAAGTTTTGCATGTGTTGTATTTTATTTATAAATATGTGTTTGGTGACAGAAAAACCGTTATTCTTCTACACTGTCACTCAATCCATCAATCATATTATCAATATCGCCAATCATATTGTTAACATCTTCATTTATTTTTAAGTTCTTATCAAATATCTTTTCCCTAATGACATTTGGTTTATCATCTTTTTTAATTGATTCAGTTAACCTATCTAAATAGGTCTTTCTATGTTTATTTGTTCTAATTATTGACTTACCTTTAAGTAGTGCTTTTTGCTCAGTAAGTAACCCATCAACTCGCTTG